CGTTGGATAAAATCTCCTTCTGTTATACGAAAAAACAAGCAACCAAACACAGAAAAAGGAAAGTGAATACTTTAAATCGGAAAAATAAACGTCAAATGAAAACAGATAATGAATCCAAAGAAACAATAAATGACTCATTGTCCTATCATAGTTTGAACAGTACATTACGATGTTTTTTAAAAGACATCACATCAATAAGAGTCGCTCGTAGACCTTTTATAAAATTAACTAAAATAGCATATATGGTAGTAGGATTAATAAGAACCATCTACCTTGTTACAGTTTCATTACTTATGGCTTTTGGACATGCCTATGTCAAAAGAACCATAGCAAACCATCGTATACTATTTAACGAGCGAAGAAAAATAATGCCCATAACCCTTTATGGTGTATTAAATAAATATATAACAACCGATGCAAAAATACTCACTTTTGAAATATACAGACGCAACCAACAGATAAATATAACACGATCAAAACTTCCCACACAAAAAATGTTCATAGTGCAAGGTAAATTGTCACCTAAATTACTAATGTATCATGCCACATCTCCTTTTAATGAGGCTGCTGCTTTAGTAAGTAGAAGCTTTGCACCCACTTACCCTGTATCAAAAAATACAGTAACTCAATTAAATGATTTCTTTTACAATGTATATGCTCCTGAATTCCAAGCCGGTATGTTAAACCATTTTCAACAAAATGGATTACCTGAATATTCCATAAAAGCATATTTGGATCATTTAATATCCTCTAAAAGAAAAGAGTATGAACAAGTAAAGATAACTAACAATCCTATACCACATTCAGTTGAGTCTTTACAGAAAAAAGAAAAACTATTCGTTAAGAATGAGGAGCTAAAAGCTCCACGAATAGTAACAGTACCTAAGTTAGAGAATAGAGTAAGGGCTAACCCATTCTACTATTCATTTGAGCAGATGCTCAAAAACGTGTGTGAAGGATATGAAGTACCATCATCACTAAGTGATTTAAATAAAACAATAACTGATGATTTAAAATATAATAGAGACTATTATACAATGGGTGGTGATGTAGAAAAATTTGATGCTAGTGTTAGACAGCCTCTAATTTTATTAACTTCATGGTTAGAAGTGTTATACTTCGAAGCAATGCTATCAATGGAAGATCCAGATTTATATAGATTAATCACTATAACTAATACTTCATTAGTATCATTTAGATGCATATTACTAAAAGCTCTGTTAGATGGTGTAGTACCATCAGGATATGGCAATACAAAGTCAAGAAATTCTCTCATTAATGATATAGTTGCCAAATTTGTTGCACACATGGCTGGTCTAACATATAATATAGTTAAAACAAAAGATGGAAATATGAGAGATGTATATTTCAAAGCTTGTGGGGATGATAACAGGCTCCATATACTCTTACAATGTCTTGAAAGGTTTAGAGAAGCTGCCACGCATGTATATTCAGGATACTGGGCAGATGAAGGTATAGGTTTGCATTTGAGAGTATTACAACTAACAGATTCATCATTCTTCGATTATCTATCACTTACGTTTATTAGATGTGATGATGGACACTATATAGCTATTAAACCTTTAGCTAGATTCTTCCAATTTTTAGCTTGGACTGATAAAAATAAAACTGAGGAAGAATTATATCAAATGTCCTACTGTGAAGGTCATAACATAAGGGTCAACTACGGACACTTACCCATTTTTAGAGTAGTTTACAAAAGACTTTTACAGATTGGTACAGCAGTAAATCAGGATAAATTCAATGAGTTAATGCCATGGCAATCAACAACGGTATTATTAACTGACAAGACTCAACCTGAAAATAATCTCGAACATGCTGCTTTTTATTCATATTTACTTAGACGACATAACGTATCTTTCAAAGAAGTACAAGATTTTGAACAGGTTTTAACCCAATTAAAACCATCGGATATCTATAGTACTGAAATAATGGATAAATTTCAACTGGACTTAAACAACGGTCAAACAATATCAAGAGATAGTTGGATTCAAATACCTGATGATAAACCCGAAGAAAATATCATTAGGCAAATTGATGGGTATATGTATTCTGAAGCATTAAGAATCAAGTTGGCTTCAATCCCACAATATGACCTATCAGATCTGGTTCCACGTAATAAACAAGTATAATTTAGTTTATATACAAAACTATAGTGCTAACTACTAAGTGAGAGCGTCACAGCTTAAGTGACAACAAATGAGTTAGAAAAGGATGGTAAGTTTACCTTGTGGGTTTCTCGCC